CAAGAGCTTTTACAAGGTAAACACAGTTTTGAATCTTCAGGTGGACACACTTTTAAATTAGCACTATTTGATAGTGACGCTTCGTTAGGTGCTGCTACTACAGACTATTCAACGTCAGAAGAAATTACAAATACATCTGGATCGGCTTACACAGCGGGTGGAGCAACTTTAACAAATGCTGGTGTATCTTTATCTTCAACAACAGCTTTTACAGATTTTTCAGATGTAACTTATACTTCTGCTTCTTTCACTGCAAATGGTGCAATGATTTATAATACAACAACAGATGGTGGTTCATCTACTACTGATGCTGTTTGTATAATTGCATTTGGTGGTGATAAGACAGCTAGTAACGGAACGTTCAAAATAGAGTTTCCAGCAGCAGACGCAAGTAACGCGATCATCAGATTAGCATAGGAGGTCGACCATGTCGACGACTTCAGGATGGG